CCTGCTTCCAGGTCTCCAGGGCCGCGGCTTTATACTCCTCCATCCTGGCGTCCAGGCTGGCCATTAGGAACTCCTCGATCCGCTTCTCGCCGACGCACGCGTTATTCGGGCAGTCGTTGCGCGTGGCGTAGTGCCATTGGCAATGATAATTCGGGCTCTGCTTGTACTGGTTGACTTTGCCGCTCATGCGGCGGCCGCAGTCCCCGCAGATCACAAGCCCGGAGAAGATATACACCCGGTTTTTGATCGTCTTCCTGGCAAACCTCCGGCGCATGGCCTGGATTTTTTCGTGGTCCTCTTTGGTGATGTAGGGGGGACATATCCCGTCCACGTCATAATAGCGCCCATAGTAGGCGGAGCTGTTCAGAATTTTGTCCGCCACCTGGTAGCTGATTTTCAGCCCGTACTCCGCCGCCACGTATTCCCGCGCCGTGGTGATCGAGCCGCAGGCCATATACTTTTTGAAAAACGCGGCGATCCCGGCCTCTTTCTCCGGATCCTTGACGAACTTTTTCCCCACGATCTTGTACCCAGGGGGGCAGGTGCCGGTCAGCGGCTCCAGCTTTTGGCGTTTGGTCTCGAAAACCACCTTGATCCGCTCCGAGGTGCGGTCCGCCTCGTCCTGGGCCACCGAGAGCATGATATTGATTTTCAATCGGCCCGCGGCGGTAGAGGTGTCGTAGTCCTCATAGATGGTCCGCCAGTTGACGCGGTACCTCTCCAGCACCTCCTGGACCTTGTAATATTCGCTGACGTTGCGGAACCATCGGTCCAGCTTGGTGAAGACCACCAGCTCCACCTTCCCGGCCCGCACATCGTCTAGAAGGCGCTGGAGGGCGGGGCGCTTCGCCGCGGGCTTCCGGGCGCTGATTCCCTCGTCCGCGTAGACGCCCACCACGTTGACCTTGTTTTCTCTTGCCCACTGTTCCAAATTCTCCCGCTGAGACTCCACCGACAGGCCGTGGATCGCCTGCTCCGGGGTGGAGACGCGGATGTATAGCGCGGCGTTCACTGGGCTTTCTTCAGCTCCTTTAATTCCTCCGCCAGGCTGCGGACAGCCATCTTGAGGACGGAGACGTCGGCCTCCAGTTCTTCAATCCGTTCCTTGGGTGTGATAGCTTCCATGATCGTCTGGTGGCCCTCGTAGAGCAGGTCCAGCTTGCGCTGGAAGTCCACCTCCATCAGAAGCGCGGTCCGCTGGGAGCGCTCGTCAACTTTTTGCAACAGATCACCCTGCTTTTGCAGCTGCTCACCCTGCTTGGCCTGCGTATCTTCCAGCTTGTCCAGCCGCTTGTCCATGCGCTCCAACAGCGCCCCATGTTGCTCCAGCAGTTCCAGAATCTTTTCTTCGTTGGTCATGTCGGACGTCCTTTCCAGCCGCCCGGTTGGGCGGCTTTTCTTTATGGCAAATACCTTTTGACGATAGAGGTCAGCAATTCTTTATGCTGATACAGATCATAGATATCCCCTAAAGGATATTTCATTTCCTGTTTGTTCTCGTCCGATACAATGAGGGTCTTTTGCGTGTCTGTGAGGCGCAGGCGGCAGATCCACTTTCGAATGTTTCCCTTATAAAGCACGTTGATGTACGATTCCGTGTCCTTGTATGTGATATCCCTGACACTTACGGTATCGCTGAGTATGTTTTTGACGATGAAATATGCCTCCAGCTCCTCTTCCGTTGTAACAATGCGGGGGGTCCGTTTTTCTTCTGGGCCAGGAGCCTCGGCGGGCTGTGAGGTCTCAGCGGGTTTCCCCTCGGAGGAGACCGAAATGCTGCCCCCGCCACCGCCCAGAGCGGTTTTAATCTTGTCATTCATCATTTCGCTGACGGCGTCGTTCAACGCTTTGCGCAGAATGGGACGGAACTTTTCAATCACGGTCTGATTCTTTTGCCCTGAGTAGCAGCCTTGCAGGAAGAGGCGGGTAAATTCGTCCGAAGGGCTGTCTAACTGCTGGACAAAAATGGACTTAAACTCATGCACATATTTCAGTTCCGAGGCGGAGCCGAAGATGGAATCAATATCGAACTCCGATTTGCAGAACTTCTTCAGCTCCGGGACCTGACTGTCTCGGAGCTCCAAAATATTGACCGTCAGGAATGGATCGCTGTCCATCTTGTTGGGGTTGTCCAGGTCCGTGTAGAAGCGATAAATGAGGCCGTTCGTGAGAATGGCAAATTTCGCTTCGGAGGTTCCAAAATAACGAAAGAGTTGGGAACTGTGCCGCTCTAAATTTTCCGTTATGGATTTGCACTCTATGAGAATGACGGGCTGATCGTTCATGACGATCGCGTAGTCAATTTTCTCTCCCTTTTTGATCCCAACATCGGCGGTAAACTCGGGAATAAACTCCTGGGGGTTGAATACGTCGTATCCAAGCATGGAGAAGAAAGGCATGATGATCGCGGTCTTGGTGGCCTCCTCTGTCTGAATCGTATCCTTGAGAGAATCTACGCGCTTGGCAAACTGTTTGAGTTGATCGATAAAGTCCATACGAACAACCTCCTCATATTTCTCTATTTTTGGTGGTTTTGTGTCGAAGAATGTCTCTCGCGGGAAATTCCCCCTTGACAAGATAGAACAACTGTTCTATACTGTCCGATAATCAGAGATAAAGGAGGAAGTGTTTGTGGAAAACGCAGAAAAGCTGTACCGCAATCTGTGTTCTGCCACTGGGAGAGAGGAACTCAGCGACGAGGACCTCCAGCGGATATCTTTATTCCTCAAGCGCCACCTTGAGGAGCTTGACAAGCTTCTCAATCTGAGCGTCGGTGAGTTTGTCTACGGCCACACCGCGCTCCTCTAGTAGCGCGGCCAACTTGGCGATATTCCCGCCTCCGTTTTTGGGGGCGGGCTCTTTTTTATCTCCTGGCCCGGTTGGTTTTTCGCCCAGCAGGTCGCTGGTGGACACGCCCAGATACTGGGCTAGAAGCTGGACCTTCTCTACCGAGGGGACCTGTCCCCTGGCTTCAATATTATTTATGAAGCTTGTTCCAACACCGCTCTCTCGACAGGCTACGGTCGGCTTCACGCCCCTCAGTTGGCAGTACATCTTTACATTTTGCACAAAAAGTTGCTTGTCCAAGGGGCACCACATCCTTAAATAAGAATTGTGCAAATCAGAGAAAGGCCACAATTAAGGAAAAAAACGTTGACAGTTCACTATTAAGGATTTAATATTTAAGCACAGATTGACAGTATGTCACGGGAGGGGTGAACGGGACGGTGTGGAATTACAATAAGCCAATCAAAGACAGAGACCGAGTAGAGCTTGAGCTGAGGGAGACGTTCGAGTATATACGAGAGATAGAGGGCCACATCCAAAGATTGGCAGGGCTGATTGATGATATGACCATCAAAATGCATATAGCCAATATATCTTATGGATTATCATCAGGTGAAAGCAATAAAAATAAACACTAAGTCAGTCAGCAGTCCGGACCAAATCACCGATGTGGATCTTCTTGTCAATTCCTTCGAAACCGCCAGAAATTTCCTTGGAATCAATGTTCAGAGGAAAATTTTCTTGTGTTGGAAAAATAAAGGTAGCGGCTCGCAACAAGCCTGTACTTACAGTTTCTCGGTTTTCACAGACACTCATTCTAGGAAAGACATTTACCACACGGAGTTTTGCTTTAATAAAATCCAAAGTGCCCAAATCATCGTGTGTATCTGGGTCAATAATTGGGGTTCCCCGAACAAAAACCTCAAGATTCTGCCCATCATATATCAAATCATTAGAACCGGCATTAATTACCACCCGATACTCATCAATGATCTTCACTATTTTGATTGTCTTTTCCATAAAAAACACCTCCATCTTCTAACCGTTCCTGCTCGAGTAGGAAAACTCTGTAAATGTTTTTCAGTTTTTCGCTATTTCCATCTAATAGAGCTGTATGAAATACTAAATTCAAATTTGTAATCATTCTTCGGTAGCGCTTTTCCAACTCTCTTTTTTCATCAAATTGGTGAGCCAATGCGCTATGGCGAGATTCAATTTCTTTCTGACTTTTGATTGAATCTTTTAACCTAACGGATAAGTGAACGCAAGAGATTGCCACTGATATTAACAAGACAGCTAGTGTGAAAATTATCTTGTATTGCCATTGACAATTAGGAATAAACCAAGGTGCAAGGGTCAACAGGAGCGTGATTCCTGTTTGGGCTATATTAAAGACATTCATGGGCATACACCACCCATCTTAAGTAGTGACTATAAATCAAGGATATATTACCATCTTCCCGACTTAAAATCAAGCCTGACAAATAGAAAAGGGGGTGAATCAAGTGGAGATCAAAAAATATCGGGAGCGGGCGGGGATATCCAAAGCTGAGCTGGCCCGGACCATGAAGGTAGATTCGGCGGCGGTGACACGATGGGAGAAGGGGACCGCCCTTCCCCGGGCGGCCAAGATTCCAAAACTGGCTGATTTGTTTGGTTGCAGCATTGACCAGCTCTATGGCCGTCAGTCCCCGCGCGCCCCTGGGGGCGGATAGTCTATACCACCACATAGCATACCCCAGAAAGGAGCGGAAAACCATGCCGGAGGAGTACCGGAACATTTACAAAAACGCCCGCCGGGCGGCTGGTTACACCCAGGAGGCGGCGGCGGAGCGGCTAGGCCTGAGCGTGGAGTCCGTGCGGGCCTACGAGACCGGCCAGCGGATCCCGCCCAACGACGTAGTGGAGCAGATGGTGGTCTGCTACAACGTGCAGTCGCTGGCCTACCAGCACCTCCACCTGACCAACACCCTGATGGCCCGGGTTGTGCCCCACCTGGAGGAGCGGTCCATGCTGGAGGCAGTGGTGCGGATTTACAACCGCCTGCGCAAGCTGGACGACGCCCACGGCCTGGACAAGCTGATGGACATCGCCGAGGACGGGAAGATCGACAGCGAGGAGCGCCCGGTGTTCGAGGCGGTCATGGCGGACCTGCGTGAGGTGGTGCGTTCCGGACTGGAGCTGGAGGTGTTCTGCGGGGAAGGAGGTGAACAAGATGGAGGAAAGACTGCTTGAGCACGTGGACGACACGCTGGAGGCGCTGACGAAGTACAAGGAAATTCTGGAGCATGAGGCGGCCGGACTGGGCGCGCTCCAGGCTCCCCTGGCGGGGGCCCTGGGGCGGAAGCGCCTGGAGGAGGCGAAGACCGTCCAGAAGCTGATCGAGTTCTATTCCGAGTTCTAAGCAAGCTGGACAGCCCTGCCGGCATAAGTTAGAGAGAGAAAAAGGGGGGGAATCCAGATGGAAGATAAGGAATCGGAATTATTCATGAAAGCGCTGAAGTTCCTGAAGGAGACCCGGCTGAAGAAGGAGCTGGGCATTGACGCGCAGGTGACCATCGTCCGCGCGCCCAAAGCCATAGAGGCGTCTTGAGCCGCCGCCCGCCGCCAGGCGGCGGGCGGCCCATTGTGGGAAAGGCGGTGAAAAAATGGTCTATCGCGGCGGAAAGTGGTGGTACCGGAAAGAGGGATACCCCACCCTCCGGGAGGCCCTGGAGGCGGCCTGGAGGCGGTGAGGCACAAAGGAGGAACGGAGATATGTGGAGGAAACTGAAAAAAGCCCATCCCTGGCTGTACGAGGCCGTGGAGTGGGCGGTGCTGGGGCTGTCGGCGGGGGCGTTCCTGCTGGCCCTGGCGGTATATCTGCGGTGAAGGGAGGTTTTCTTTATGATGGACAAGCTGGCGGGAAAGGCCAGGGAGGCGCTGGTGGGCCGGTACGGCCTGAGCCGCGTCTGGCAGATCGAGCGGCTGGACAAGCACTTTTTCCGGGCGCACTTGACGGACGGCCGGATCGTCCTGGCCATGCTGGGCGACGACGGCGGCGTCACGCTGCGGGAACTGGAGGCGGCGGGGTGATGGAGCGGCACAAAAAAATCCCGCGCGGCCTGTACCAGAGGCCGTGCGGGGCAATGCCGGAGGGCATTTCAAAGAACAAATTTATTTTATCACACAACCGGCGGGCCGTCAAGTACCGGATCAGAGGTGAGAACAAATGACAAAGCAGTACAGAAGCTATTGGGGCGTTTTGCCAGGTGAGATCGTCCACGCTGAAAACCTTACAATAGCAGCAAAGTATCTTTATGTTCTGCTATCCTCAATGGCACATGAAAAGGGGTTCTGCTGGCCGGAAAACGAGACGCTTGCCAATGATATGCAGTTGTCCAAGCGCCGGGTGGTCGAGCTCCTCGGAATGCTTCGAGACAGTGGATTCATCAGAATCATTTTCAAGCAGGAGGGAAAGAAGGAACGTCGGTACATATACTGTGGGATGTTCCCAGACCGGGTGGAGTCCGTACCGGAGGACGACGTTCAGGAAGAAAAAGAGGCAACCGTTTCCCCCTGCGAAATTTCGCAGGGGGAGGGTGCGAAAGACAACACCCCCCCATGCGAAGATTCTCACCCCCCCATGCGAGAAATACGTTTTGCTAATAAGGATGAAAAGAAAAAAGAAAAACAAAAAGAAAATACCCCTAAAGCCCCCCAAGGGAGGCGTCGGGAAAAGACGGAGCTGGCGGAGGACGTGAAGGCGCTGCTCCGGGACTACGTGGGGGAGGACCGGGAGCTGGCCCAGGAAATGGCGGCGCTGGTGGAGGTCCGGGCGGAGAAGAAAGCGGTGAACTCCAAGCGGGCGGTGCGGATGCTCCTGGCCGAGCTGGACCGGCTGTCCGGCGGCCGGCGGGAGGACAAGCTGCTCCTGATCCGGCAGTCGGTGGTCAACAGCTGGAAGTCGGTCTTCCCCCTGCGGGGAGGAAACCGGGACCAGCCGCCGCCCTCCTCGGTGGTGGCCAGTGAGGAGGTGCCCACATGGTAGACGGGGACAGGCTGCTGGCCCAGGAGTCGGTGGCGGGGGCTCTGCTGATCGACGAGCGGTGCATCGGGGCGGTCCTGGAGCAGGTGCGAGAGGAGGACTTCTCCAATCCCCGGTGCCGCCTGGTGTTCCAGGCCGTGAAAACCCTGTTTTCCGAGGGCGGGAAGGTGGACCCGGTCACCGTCCTGGACAGGCTAGGCGCCGCCGGGGACGGCGAAATGAGGGGGTACCTGCTCCAGTTGATGGAGGTCACCCCCACGGCGGCCAACGTGCTGGAGTACGCCCGGATCATGCGGGAACAGGCCCGCCGGGCCCGCCGCCGGGAGCTGGGGCGGCTGCTCCAGGAGGAGCCGGACGACGCAAAAGCCGCTCAGTACATCGCCCAGTTGAACGAGCTGGCGGTGGAGCGCCGGGGGGTCCAGCGGATGAGCATGGAGGAGGCCCTGCTGAGTTTTTCGGACCGCCACGCCGCGCCCCACCAGTACCTGACCTGGGGCCTGCCAAAGCTGGACCGGGGAATGTTCGCCGACCCGGGGGACATGGTGGTCCTGGGGGGCTACCCCTCGGCGGGGAAGACCGCCCTGGCGGTGTCCTTCGCCTTCCATCACGCCGCGGAGCGCCGGGTGGGGTTCTACAGCCTGGAGACCAACCGGTACAAGCTGGCCGACCGGCTGATCGCCAACCTGGCCGGGGTGGAGCTGGCCCGGATCAAGCGGGGAGACATGGACGACACGGACTGGCAAAGCGTGGCCGCCGCCTCCGACCGGATCAGGACCCGGAACCTGGATCTGATCGAGGCCAGCGGAATGAGCGTCCAGGACATCAAGGCGGACGCCCTGGCCCACCGTTACGGGGCGGTCTACGTAGATTATCTCCAGCTTGTGGAGCCGGAGAGCCGCCGGGAGGTCCGCCAGGAGCAGGTGGCGGGCATCAGCCGGGGCCTGCAAAAGCTGGCCCACGGCAGCGGGGTGCTGGTGGTGGCCCTCTCCCAGCTCTCCCGGCAGAAGCGGGAGTCCGGGGAGCGGGTGCTGGAGCCCACGATGGCGGACCTGCGGGAGAGCGGCCAGGTGGAGCAGGACGCGGACGCGGTCATGCTGCTGTATCTGGAGCGCCCCAAGGAGCCGGATACCAGCCGCCGGGTCCTGAAAATCGGCAAAAACAAAGAGGGCAC